AAGTTAAATACTGTGTAAACCCTTATAAAACAACAAAACAAATATTTTAAGGCCCTTAGATGCGTTTTAAGGGGTCTTTTTGTCGAAATCCATAGGTAAACAAGGTTTTTGGCTCCGGCGGTAGCTACCGCCGGAGCGGTAGGGTACGATCCTACAACAACTCGATTAACAGTCGAGTGCGCTACCAATTGTGCCACGCCGGAATAATAGGCGGTAGTTTTTCTGTTGCTAGGAAAACTACCAAACCCCGCTACTTAGTCAAAGACTACGCAGCAATTGCATACGAATAATCGTTAGCATTTGTGATTTGAATGGTTGATAACCGAGCCACCATTCTTCTCGGTGTCGTCAATATAGAATCGCTCATCCAATCGAATCCTTTCACCCCCGAATTTGGTATAAGGGAAAAATTGGTGGAGGTGCCGGCATACGATAGCCGGTTCTTAAATGGTTCAACTATATCAATTATACGACAATTCGTGCAGCACTATATCCTTTGTGTTTTCTTTCTCGCTGAATACAACCTTTATGAAAGGCTTTTAGATTCAATTCATTATCTCTACAAAACTTTGACAAACCTTTGATAGTTTCCTTTTTTCCATCTGGAAATGTAATCTCATAAGTTTTATCTGTCTTGAAGTTTTTTCCATTACCTTTAGCTTTAGAATAATTCCAATGACCTCTTGTTCCTGCTGGCCATTTCTTATTCACTCTCTTTGCATTTTCAGATAAAGACCTTCTTATACATTCTGCTTTATCTATCATTCCTTCTAAGCCCAAATATGCTATTTCATCCATTGGATTTCCATAGATAAAGAATAACTTCTTATGAGCTAAGGCGTGTTCTTCTATTGTAAGTTTTTTGAGATTGCTAGGGTCATCTGAACCACCAGCGTGTTTTGGAACTATGTGATGTTTGTGGGTATAAATAGATTTAGACATGATTTTATCCTTTCCGATAAAATTGTGTTTAGGTATTCGGGGAAGACGCCAATCTTCCCCTGTACCACTATTTATAAGATCAAACATCTCTCCTTACAGACTAACACATTGACAACTTTCCATGAAGTTATTCAACTCATACAATGCTAGACCTAAACACATGACAACAGCAATACATATCATACTCCATACTATTGTTTCTTTCATGCTTTATATTTCTTCAATAAACTAATCATTCGTTCTTTATCTTCTATATTTTCTATAAGTGTTTCTGACCAACTACAACCGTGATCTTGTAATCCAATCATAAATTTTAATCCATACCAAATCCTTTTATACCAAGGCAGGTAGTGAGACATTTGCACATGAAAGGAAATCCATTCCCATAATTCCTGCTCAGGCCATTTTTCTTTCTGTTCATCACTTAAACTCTCTTTGTAATATTTAACTGCCATTAAGTGATTATTTGAATAGCATTCACACTCAAAATATTCTGTGATTTCTATATCTTTATCAGTCATTTAAAAAACCCCTCTAAAGCTTGTTTAGGTTTAACTACTTGTTTGGGCTCAATTACTGGAAACTCTGCATAAGGTGTATCATTATTTATATAATGTTCAACTAATTCCTTTGATATAAAATGATAACCATGTTTATGCATAGGAATACAATCTGGATATGTTTTAGAAATCTCCATAAGGGTTGGATGTTTCATTCCCTCTGCGATTGCTTTTGCGGATGAAGCATTGCCAACGAATAGCTTAGAACCTTTTATGATTTGTGCAGTTTCTAAAGCATCACTCACCCTGATGAACTTCGGTTCAAACTTATACCTATCAACAAACAATTGGTATTCATTATCTAAACCAATGAAGCCACAATCATAATCCTTACATAATGTATAATCAAAGTTTCTAAAATCATGTTCTTTAACTCCGTGATTTTTCCAATCATGGTATCTATCAGTAATGTTAATAATAATATCTGCAACGTGTTTTGGTTCTATATTAGTAAGCCATGGTTTTTCATCAGACCAAATTGGTATATTTCTATGGGTATCTAAGTCAATATCTACATTCCCATAGGATAAATGGTCTGACTTTATTGACAACTTACTGATCTTTAATGGAAAGTGGTGAGCTCGGATACCAGCACATATCAAATGCATATAAGTTAAGTTTCCTCTAAGGTATAACTTATACAACGCCTGATAGTTACTGAAATCCAGCTCACAATCATTTCCGTTTGAGGAGTACTCAACCCTACCAATGTAGGGTTGAGCTTCTAGTAAAGGTTTGAGGTATTCGCATACCCCTTCCCTTTTGATTTTATAATACTTAGTTCCACCTCTCAAATAAACAGCAGGTAAACTATATATTATATCCCCAATCTTTGCTGTATGATACACTCCGTTTAGTGTCATTATGAACCTTCAATTTTAAGTTCATCTGTAACACTACCACGATCTATAGTAGGTGTAATATATTTCTCAATATCTTCTACATTTTCATGGTTTTGACAATGACCATTAGAAGGACAACCACAAAGGGGGCAAGGGACAACACTACCGAAACCAACTTTCTCGTTTGCCATCATTTCTGGAACACAAGCATCATATTCCAAGAATTTTTCAAAAGAAGCCTCTGCCTTTTTGGAACTTCCCAAATAATAATTAGCAGTATTAATTCGATAGTCAAAATCTGGTAGATTTTTTAAATCACCACAAATATCTTCACCCCAAAATTCATCATTGTCAACAACTTTGTCACCATTAACAACATATAAAGATTTAGCACGTCCATAAGTTTGTATAGATGATTCTGTAATATGTCCAAGTTCTTCTGGATGGGTGATATTATCCTTCCATTCGGGAGCTGTACGTTCCCATTGACTGTATGTTTCAGACATCTTGAAGGACAGATATTCTTTAATAGTTCGTAATGTAACACCTCTCCCTGCCATCATCTTTACCATCAATAACCGTAGTGGATTATCTTGGTCATCAATCGCATCATAAATTATATCTTCTATATTACCAGAAATAGTATCAAAACCAAGTTTTTCTAATTTATCGGAAACTTTACTAAGTTTAGATATATCTAAAACTTCTCCCTTTAAGTTAAAAAGACATTTTTCATCAGCACTCAATATAGCACCAATATAAGTATCTTCATCTACTAATCTAAGAAAATTTGCCTTGACTTTTGGATTGTTTGCAATCTCCATAACCACACCAACTGGCTCTTTTGCTTCTTTGGCATCCTTATGACCTACTGGTAGATAAGCAGGATAATCCTCATCATTATCACTAACTTGAATCATAGCTGATCGTTTCCATCCAGTTTCAGTATCAATAGTAACTAAACTTGTAGACATATCAAACAAAGCATCGTCAACAGATTTGTTACCAATGTTGAATATACTATTTGACCCAAAATCATAAAACTTAGCATCACCTACCCAACCAACTTGTCCAGCATAAATATTCTGTTCTCCCTTCTTTCTTGGTTTTAAAACTTTAAAACTACATTTATCTGCTGAAGTAATAAAACCATTCTGCTCATAATTAGGTGTAGCAGTCAAAAGATAAGTATGGGGTGATTTCGCACAAATTTGTTTCAAAAAGTTATACATTGTTGCTAGGAATTTTGGGCCAGGAGTTCCCTTTGATGCATTTGTAAGTCCTTTATCACTAATCGAACCATAATCTCCTTCATCAACAATTGTTCCGACTTTCACCTGATCTAAATCAATTTTCTTTAATATTTTCGCTCCTACACTGGCAATGTTATAAGCACCAGCATTGGATAAATATGTTATAACTCTGTCACCTCTAGCTAGGAGTTTAAGAATTCTGGCCGGGCTATCTTCAACATGATACCCACGACTCTGTGCAACATCTTTCAAGTGGTCGAGATTTTGTGTAATAATACCATTAAGAGGTGCAGTCATAATAATTAGATCAACCCTAGATTCTTTCAACAAAGGTATGAGCTGTTCAATACTCTTATAAGTTTTTCCTGTTCTCATAGGGTCAGCAATAATTTTAATCTGATTTAAAGATAGTTCTTCTTTAAGAATCTTAAAAAGTTCAGCATTGGCCCGTTTGATTCCTCTGATCCTTTCTTCTTTGGTCAATGGAACTGGAGGATTTTTCATTTCCTCTAATATCTTTTCCCATTTCTTCTTTTTAGCCCTTCTTTCCATCGGTTTAGTTGTCACTTAATATTACTCCTTATTTCTTAATATTTCTTAATATTTCTTATTATTATAACCATTATAACATAATGGTATTCATTACACAAGGAAAAAGTTTACTTAAAAAAACCCTCTATATTAGGAGTCTTTTCCTTTGCAAACCTTCCCACTGCTTCTCTAACCAATTCTTATATTCAATAGTGTATCTGGTAACACCACAACCCTCAACGCCTCTACCCATAACAAGTGCTATCATAAGAATGCCTCCAAATCGTTAGGCTTCACACCTTCCTTTTTAAAAGTTTGTCCAATCAATTGTTCTGGACGTGCTAGTATCTCACCACTAGCTAGAGTTGCAACATTCTTATCACAATAAGCCACACATGATAATCTTGTTCCTTTGCCATGTATAGGTGATACTCCATGAACTTGTCTGGAATTAGCAATAATAACATCACCATCATCTGCATCTACAGCACATTCCCATCTTGGAAATGTTAGATATGCTCCATCATACTTGTCTACCCTAAATACACACATTGTAGTAAATCCTAAATCAGTATCACCCTTATCTATGTGCAAGGACATCTGTTTAGTTTGTTCCTCGTTGTATTTATTCGGAGAGAATGCTGTAAACATACCCATTCTATGATTTTTATCTATATGTTTTTCTGCAAATGTTTTCTGTTTTACATATCTATCAGTACAGCCTTTCTTGAAAGCCTCAGCATTTACATCAGCAATCTTCAATAAGATTTTCCATCTTTCTTCATTATCTCTAGCCCAAGCAGACAACTGAATTTTTCCAGTAAACCTTCCACGTTTATATCCAAGAAGTAAAGAATGTATATCCTGTCCTACAGCTATGTCGCCCCATGAGCCATCAGACCTTTTTGTATAATAAGAATTAGGTGTTCTTAATTTGTAATCAACATTTTCTACCCAACCTTTTTCTTCAAGTAATCTTTCTTTATCAATAGGGCCAGAACAATTAGCTCTCATATTAGATGTTTCTTCAATTGAAAAAAGAGTATCCTTTACAAGAGTATGATCTTCTTTAGAAAAAGCATTCTTTACTACTATTGCGATGGGTTCATATTCACCAAAAATATTTTTAGCAGGTGCTACTACTTTGAAATCTTCATTGTGTTTAAATACTTTGTTATAACAGTCATCTGAAACAAATTTGCCAACCCATTTTTCTGAAGTTTCTTTTTCGTTATGTTCTATTTCAGCTTTGAATATCTTCATATTCTATCTCTTTATACGGTTTCAAAATATTTTCATAAATTGTTTCTGCAATCCTTTTAAGTTGCGGTGGTGCAACCATCAAACCAATTCTAGCAAGTTTTTCTTTTAATGTACCTTCAAGTTTAAAGTCAATAGGTAAACCCATAAGTCGTATTGCTTCTTGAGTAGTAAATCCCCTATCACAAATAGGATGAATATGTGACTGACCCATTAATCCCTTTTCCAAAATAGTATTAGAAGCTTGATCCCAACCTAAGCGTCTTGTTTGAAAGCCATTACCTTTAGGGTTATAATCACCAACAGATACATATTTAGGCGGGTCTTTTGGCATCATCTTAACCCATTGACCAGTAGTGCTACCACTCATTTTATCTTCTAAGATTTTACCTTCTGCAAGATTATCTTCATCTTCTAACAAATGATATATAGCATCTTTTTGTGTAGGTTGTAATTTATAGGGTACTGGAAAAACCTTTTCACCTAAGCTGATAATGTTTAGTCCTAGTTTTTCCATCACATCATTTCTAACACCGACAATGAAAACTCTTTCACGCTTCTGTGGTACACCATGAAAAGATGCATTACATACTCTATGAACAACTGTATATCCGATATTCTCAAAACCTTCAATCATCTTTTTCATGTGATCTCTAGCATAATTCATAGTCAAACCTTTAACATTTTCACATACAATAACCTTAGATTGAACATCTTTAGCTAGGTTAATCAAATCAAATGTTAAATCTTCAATATTAGTTTGAACCTTTCCATATACCCTTTTAGTTTTATTCCAACCTTTCCTCTTTGAACCTGACATAGAGAATGGCGGACAAGGGGGAGAGCCATCAAATATATCTAATTCTCTTGGTCTAATCTTAGCTGCATCAAAAATTTCTTCGACACGCAATTCTCTGATATCTTTGCAAATAGTTGTAGTATCAGGATAATTAGCAGAGTATGTTTTACAAGCAATTTCTTGGAATTCATTCATTGCAAGTACATGACCACCTGCTAACTTATACCCTGTAGAACTTCCGCCACCACCAGCGAATGTAGAAACAACTGTAAATAGTTTCCTATCAGCTGAATCTTTTACATCCTTCAAAGTATATTCTTTATATCCTGTTTCACTCACGCAAAAGACCTTTCAGTTTTAAGTTCTTCAATCTTTTCATAGAGAGTATTGATAGTTCCATCATTCTGTATAATGATATCAACATCGTCACCCTTCAAACCATTCTCACTTGAATGTCCAGTATGTTCATGAATACCTCTAGTTTCACTTTGAAGGTAAACAACAATGCCACCTTGATCTCTAATCCAGAATGCTTCATTAGAAAAACGAACATCAGTGATAACAATAGAACGGCCAGGATTATTTCTCATAAATATATCTGCACCCTTCACCCATACATTGATATCAATGTTACGGGCAATATCAGTTCCTAACCGTTGATATAGTTCTCTAGGCGATCTACCCCACGGCTCTGCTGGTTTCTCTTTGTTCTCAATCTGTTTATCAGTAAGATGAAACATTATCTTTGTTGCATCTTTTAAAGGTTGTGCAAAGGAATAACGCAAGAATTGATAGTTATCTACTAAGTATGTACCAGCAGTATCTTTACCACTTCTTGCTTTTCCAGCAAATCCAATAATCAATGGCTGATTATCTCTATTAGTCCAACCACAAATAGGAGAAGGTTTATTCATTATAAAGCTCCACTTTAAAATCGTATAAAATAGTATTAACTAATGTTTTCTTACACATCTCTTTAATCTTTTCCAGCTGTTCTTCTTTTGTTGTTTCATCATTCAATGAAATATAAAATGATTGTCCCATCTTCATAGAAATTATTTCATCATATCCTAAATGCAATAGAGCTTTATGAACAACTTCTTCTTCTGTACCTTTTACTCCATCTCTTAGTAATGTGGTAATAGTCCATTTCATAATAAAAGAAAGTCCTCCAAACTTAAGTTTGGAGGACTTTTTTAAATTTACTCTACCTCGACATCAGCTTCATTAATAAGTTTCAAAACATCTTGAGAAGTAATTTTCTCAGTCTGCTTGAATTCTTCAGCCGTCAACGGATATACAACTTCTTTCATTTCTTTCTTTTCTTTCTTGCTCATAATAAATCTCCTTAGTTAATTGTTAAAACCATTATACCACATTCTACATTTAATACAAGGAAAAACTTTACTCACCCGTTCTTTGTTTGTAATTCTCGGATTGTTGCGGGTCAACCTTCCTCATCCTTTCAAAAAGTTTATCTCTGCCCGGCCTAGTTTTGTCTGACTTTGGGCTGGGATTATCAAGTTCTCTTTCTGGTTCTTGTTGCTCTTCTTTTCGTCTAGGCATTCTTAGCAGTCTCCATTTTTAATCTCTGGTTTGTTTACTTGATATCCCTCATCTCTAAGGACACGCATCATACCACAAATTTTCCCTAAGTCATTATTCAGTTTTTCATTCACGCAAGTGCGAAGCTTTTTGACAACATGATCTTCCATGAAGATCGACATCTCGGTGTATCCGTCAGGCTTGCCCGTTCGTTTGAGATAATCCATCCCACCGTCAACAGCGACGTCGCCACACTTGCAGTATGAGAAGTGATGGCGGTGCGATGAAAAGGGAGTATCCCCACAGTTATTGCATCTGATCTGGTTTTGTAAAAGCATTTTAAACTCCAGAGTATTTTTTGATGTTATTCAAATCTATCCGGTATTCTTAGCAATATCCATTTTTCTAACAGCATTAATCACCAGATTTGCGTCATGTTGTTTAAGGTTTTTTCTTCTTTCATTTCTTTCAACTCTTTTCCTTTCAATCTTAGCTAATTTCTTTCTTCTTACAATTCTCTGATTTTTCATAGTGCCTCCTAATGATTTAAGACTAACCAAACAATTCCGAATGGTGCAAACGCACAAGCTAACATATATGCAGCCATACTTACAGCGACTATAACACCACCGATAAACTTCAATAAACCATCCATATATTCATTCATATTTAAATCTCCGTTTCTCAATTGTTAAGTATATTATCTCATATTTAGCTGGATAAGACAAGGAAAAAGTTTAATGAACCATTTGAATGAATTTATGAAGTGTATTCGATTCTTTTAATCTTTTCTCAGCAACATCAAAATATGATTCTTCATTACCTCTTTTTTTTGCATCTTCTAATGTATCACGTTCTATTCCTATAAAATTTCTATTATTATTTAAACAAGCAATACCAGTAGTACCACTACCCATGCAAGGATCAAGAACTACATCATTTTCGTTACTATAAGTTTTTACAAGATATTCCATAAGAGAACAAGGTTTTTGAGTAGGATGGAATTTACCTTCACTCTCAGCAGTTTTAAAATATAATACACTTCTAGGATAACGTGTTCCATCAGTATTCTTAACGTGAACTGCTTTTGTTTGTTTACCATAGGCTTCTGTATCTCTTACTGCTGTTCCTTTATCGTATGGAACACCTTTAGTCATTTGTGGATTATATGTACACATTTTTTTATAGAATACGACTATATCCTCATGGGCTTTTAATGGCATTTTTTTAGAATTAAGATAACCTGTTGCCTTTGATTTTTCCCAAACAAGATTATATCTAAACATATTATAATTTGTTGATATTAATTTAGTTGTAAATGGTTGTTGTGCAGTTGATATTATTGCAGAATTTGGTTTACATATTATATCAACATATTTCCAAAATTTATCATAATCAATAATATTATCCCATGTGTTTCTTTTATTCAAAGTTCCATATGGAAAATCTGTGAGTAATAAATCAACACTTTGTGGCTTGATATTATCAAACACATTAAACATATCATCATTATATAATTTTACTTGTTCAACCATTTAACAAACTCCTTTACTACTTCCATGTCTATAGAAAAGTCATCTTTATATTCTTTCATATAAATTCCTTTCTTTGCATTTCTTTTTTTATTTTTATTAAAGACAAATATTTTAAGAGTTTTTCCAGTTCTTCTCTTAAATTTTTCCATATGAAAATTCATTGAATTTTCAGCAAGACATTTTTGACCAGTAAATATTGCATACTCTACTTTATCATTAACTTCTGGAGAAAAATACAAATCAATCATATCATCAACTGCTCTTTTCAAATAACACACATCCAAATATGTTTTTGACTCTACCAGTTTTTTCAAAACATTATTCTTATAAATGTGTTTATCAACTTGAAGATTTGTCACTTGAAACCCATTAATCATTTCTGATATTTTGTAATCGTCTTTTCTAGCATCTAAATTAAATATTTTACATATATTTGTAATAAAATTTTCATACAAAAGTCCAGATAAATTTCTAGCTTTACCAGCACCTACAGTTTGATACATATCTGGTATCATATCTAAATCTTTGTTATATTCTTCAATAACTTCGGTCAAATTTTCCATGACAATCATAATATAAACTCCATTAAATTAATGTTTCTCAATTGTTATGTATATTATCCCATATTTGGGCAGATAAGTCAAGGAAAAAGTGAAAAAAAGTTACCAACGTAAGTCCTTGTAAAATAAGGGTTTGTAAGTCATTGAAAACAAAGGACTTTTTGACCCCCTAAACGGGCATATAAGGGTTATTTATCCAAACTAAGGGTACAGTATGGGTAAACCCGTTAAAGTGGCTTAAAACGGCTTAAAATGGACTCTTTGCCCTATGAATCAAAGCACTTATTCTCTGTTTGATCTTAGTTGCCTCTTTATGGGGTGACTTTTTCTTCCCAATTCTTGCCTGTCTAATTTTCTCTTTGGTTTCAGCTGTCCTCTTCACTCCTAGAGCGTTTTTGTTACCCTTTAAACTTTCAGATATTTTTTGACAACGCTCCTTAGAATATGGGCCTATTTTAATACCCTTTCTTGCATGAGCAGCAGCGTCTAATTTTGCTCTTGTTTCTGGTGATATTCCTCTACGAATTGCTGATTCCCTCATTTTTTTCTTGGTTTCTTCTGTATGGGGTGACTTTTTCTTCCCAATTCTTGCTAACCTTACTTCTTCACTAATTGGTTTTCCCTTTCTTGCTAAACTTAGATTTCTTCTATGTTCATCAGTAAAAGGTGGGCGTTTTTTATCCTTCCAAAAACCACGAATTATTCCATCATTAGGATAATCAGATGTATCAAATAGCTCAGCATCAGAATATTCGTATTCTGTTTGTTCTATATCTAGGATTGAATTGAGTTTTTCTTGGATACTATAAATAGTATTAGACATGATTACTACCTCCAGTAGTGATTGTGTTTAGGTATTCGGGGAAAGCTCTAACTTTCCCCTGTACCACTATTTATAAGATCAAGAACCTCTGTATTTTTGAAGGTTTAATTCGAACTCTCGCAAACGCTTCCAGATAGACCTTAATTCGGTTATAGTGGTAAATTGGTATAAAAACACCCCAAATCCCTCGTGAACCTTACGAAATGCATTGCTGACTTGAACCACTACACCCAATGTTATAAGCTTAGTGAAAAGACCTGGCCCAACTAAAAGATAAGGAACAACAACCATAAACTGATCGTAACTATTCACCCACAAGTCAACGTAGCCGTAGTGGTTGAACAATCTTTGGTAGTTGAACTTAATTCCTGTAAATAGTTCCAGAATAGTTTCTGGTTTTGCATAATT